AATTGACGGAATGGTAAAAGAACTTGGCGAGCCGTGCATAGAAAATATGCACTTGTATCATGATAAGAAGTTTATGTACGGACTTGAAGAAGTCAGCGGCGGAGCCTTTCATTGTAGTCCATTATCGAAAACTATTGCAGAACGAACTCAAAATTACATGCACATATCTTCAAAGGAACAACAGTTACAAGAAGTATTTAAATCAATAGCCGAGTTAAATCGTTACCCAATTAATATTTTAGTTGACCACGAATCAGCATTTGATATACTAACACAAACACATCAAATTGTACGTAATTATATTCCTGAAGATCAAATAAGTGTATTGTACAGAATGGATAATCATACTGACACTGAAGGATATAACAAGTACATTAAAATATATAAACTTAATACTCCGGTTGACAAACACACAAAAATAGTGTATACTCTAAAGAGTAAGTTAAATAAACCCTTATTAAAAAGCGACTGTAATCCTATTACATGTCTCTCTTTTTCTAGTAATAGATATCCTTATAGTGCATCAACTGCTCTTGAGAATATGGATTTATTAATTGAATACTGCGAAGATGCACCTCTTTTTAGAGACTGGAGAACAAAATTTAATGGCCTCATGTAGACTAATAATTGAAGACGAAGTAAACATTAAACTAGAAGGACTAGAGGTTGATGTACGGAGAAAGCTCGCGAATGCTCTTAAGTTTGAGGTGCCATATGCAAAGTATATGCCCCAATATAAACTTGGTCGATGGGACGGCAAAGTTGCTTTCTTTGGCATTGGCGGCACTGGTTACGTTAATCATCTTGATGTTGTTAGCGAAGTACTACAAAAAAACAATGTCGAAATAGTTGATATTGAAGACAGACGCAATCCTGTAAAATTAGACTTTCCACAAATTACAGAACGTTACTGGGCAGACCAAGGTGTATGTTGGCCCAAAGGACATCCGGTGGAAGGCGAAGAAATTATTCTACGTGACTATCAAGTAGAAGCAATTAATAACTTTTTAAAACACCCACAAAGTTTACAACAGATTGCGACAGGCGCAGGTAAAACAATTACTACAGCAACCCTGTCGCACATAAGTGAGCCATACGGACGTAGTCTTATTATTGTTCCTAACAAATCGTTAGTGACGCAAACAGAGGAAGACTATATTAACTGTGGCTTAGACGCTGGGGTGTACTTCGGCGACAGGAAAGAGTTAGGTAAGACTCACACTATATGCACTTGGCAGAGTTTGAATATTCTAGACAAGAAGCATAAGGACGGAACAGCGGTGTTATCACTTGCAGAGTTCTTAGAAGGTGTAAGCACTATTATTGTCGACGAAGTACACCAAGCAAAAGCAGAAGTACTTAAAAATTTACTTACACGTAATTTAAAAAATGCTCCAATACGTTGGGGCCTAACAGGCACAATACCTAAAGAAAAGTTTGAGTTTGAAAGCATACATGCAAGTCTAGGACCTGTAATTGGAAATATTACAGCAAAAGAATTACAAGACAAAGGTGTATTATCTTCATGTCATGTTAACGTTTGTCAATTAATTGATACTGTTGCACATAGAGATTATCAAAGCGAACTTAAATATCTAACGTCAAACGAAGCAAGACTACAGTATGTTGCTAAGATGATGAATAAGATTTCGGAAACAGGCAACACACTAATACTAGTAGATAGAATTAGCGCAGGCAAATTATTAGAAGAACTAATACCTAACAGCACGTTTGTAAGCGGCGCTGTAAAAGTTAAAGACAGGAAAGAAACTTACGATACAATTAAGGAAGGCAATAATGAAGTTATTATTGCAACTTATGGTGTAGCGGCTGTCGGACTTAACATTCCTAGAATCTTTAATCTTGTCCTTATTGAACCTGGCAAGAGTTTTGTTAGGGTAATACAGAGTATAGGCAGAGGCGTAAGAAAGGCAAAGGACAAGGACTTTGTACAAATTTGGGATATCACTTCAACGTGCAAATTTGCAAAGAGACATTTAACACAACGCAAAAAATTCTATAAGGAAGCACAATATCCGTTCACTATAGAAAAAATTGATTGGAATTAATATATGAGAATACTTACACTTGAAAACAAATGTTTTCATCTTGATAAACTACCAGAAGAAATAGACGAAGACATACGTTTTAGTGTGCTTGATAATTCAGATCCAAAGGAACCAGACTTCTTTTTTATTCCTTTGATCTTTTTAGAATCATTTAGCGCACCCGCTATGGTCCTTAATATAAATGGACACGAAATTACAATGCCAGTAGATTGGCATATTGCTGTGGGCGACTCCGAAGCCGGCATGGACTTAGAAGTCCTGCCATTAACTAGTTTAAATGACAGAGGCTTTGAAGCATGGATATTTAATCCGTTAACAGGGTTTAAATCAGACTACGGAAAGATAGAAATTGTTAATTTTTATAATGATGTAAAATGGTATTTTCCTAAAATGAAAAACGGACAACTATTAAGTATGCCGCTTACAGACGGCGACCAGCCAGAATGTGTATTTGTCGCTAAGGACATTACACGCCAAAGTGAAGTAATAGAATACGCATCACTTATATAAAGGAGAGTACAATGGGAATTAAAGCAGGAAAAGTTTGGGGCAATACAGAATTAGTACATGCTAACGGTGTACTAGAATTTCACCGTATTGAATTTAACAAAGGATTTAAATGCTCTGAACACGAACATGAATTTAAATGGAATGGCTTTTTTGTAGAGTCAGGAAAAATGATTGTACGTGTTTGGCAAGATGATCAAGATGGTCTAGTTGATGAAACTATTTTAGAAGCTGGCGACTTTACACAAGTAAAGCCTGGCAAGATACATCAGTTTGAAGGACTAGAAGATGGTGTAGCGTTTGAGCTTTATTGGGCTGAATTTAATCACAACGATATTGTTAGACGTACTGTAGGATCGTCAGTGAAATAGAATGTATTCATTGAAGTATATAGAAGAACTTCGTGTTATACATGCTGATAGAAGTCGAACAAAAGGCTTTGGTGGTAAAACTAAGAACCTTGGTAAGTTCCATAAGTATGTCGAACAATGGCAACCTTTAACGCTACTAGATTACGGTTGCGGCAAAGGTGGTATTCTATCTGACTTAGAGTCAAGGTATCGACACATCAACTGCACAGGATACGACCCTGCTGTAATGATGTTTGCTAACGAACCCCAGCAAGTTGAATGTGTCTTTAGTAATGATGTGCTAGAACACATTGAGCCAGAGTATCTAAACCAAGTACTTACACATATAGATACGTTAAGTACAAAGTACATATGGTTACGCATAGACACTAAACCTGCACGTAAAAGATTAAGTGATGGAAGAAATGCACACTTAATACTAGAAGATCAGGCATGGTGGACAAACCAAATCAGTACACACATAAAGGGTATTATAGTTTACAATAATTTAAATAATAAAGGAAAACTAGATGTTGCAATCGAAAGATAAAATGATTCCAGGCGAAGCACTAATATACGAAAGAGCGGACGGAGTTGTATATGCAAGATATAGAGATGCTCCACATAATAAAATGCCTCGCTGGATTATAGGTGGCGACCCGGCAGGCGTTGCTAGAGCACAAGGTGATCTATTAAGTTATGCCGAATGGCAAGAACTGTGTGAGCTGTCGTTGAACTATCCAACTTTAAAGAAGTTATTGGACCAAGTAGTAACAACATACTATACTGTTAAGGATGCACAATGATATATCACGAAGCATGTGTAAGTAAGATGACACTGATACAATTAGAACGTAGTAGTAAACTGTTATCAGACTTAGTATCAGATAGATTTGATGAGTTTTATAAAACCTTTCCTAAGGGTTATATGAATTTTGCGGAAGGTAGTCGTAGTACAGAGTTGTATGAAGCATACAATGTGTTCCTAAGTCATTACGCAGGTTTCTCTGATTTATATCGATCTATTGTACCTACAATTAAATCAAAGATACCAAACTGGCAACAATACGCAATAGCAGGTTGGGTGAATGTTTATAACAAAGGCGGCTACTTAAACTGGCATAAACACGGTCCTGAGAATCAAGTACATGACGGAAGGTGGCATGGGTATGTTTGCGTAAATGCAGAACCTAGTCAAACAATGTATAGAGATAAAGACGAAGTTATTAAAACAATTGATAACCAAGATGGTTATATAACACTCAGTCCGGCAGGACTATATCATCGTGTTAGCGAGTGGGAAAAGGATACGCCTCGTGTAACCATAGCGTTTGATATTATTAAACGTGAGCAAATAGATCCTTTATTATTAAACAGATGGATACCAATAATATGAGAATAATTGCAGGTCCGTGTCAGCACGAATCATTACCACAAAGTTTAGAGATTGCACGAGAGTGTAAACGTGTATGTGACAAGCATGGTATTGAATACATATTCAAAGCAAGTTACGACAAAGCTAATCGATCAAGCGAAAGTGGTATTCGTGGCCTAGGATTAGAAACAACGCTACTAGACTTCCTTGCACTTAAAGTAGAATTAGGTGTAAAGACATTAACTGATGTGCATGACTATGTGCAAGTTAATCGTATTGAAAGAGAATTTAAAGATGCAGTTGACGTGTATCAGATACCTGCATTTTTAAGTAGACAGACTGACTTGATTAAAGCGGCTTGTGCTACAGATAAAATTGTTAATATTAAAAAAGGACAATTCCTTGCACCGTGGGATATGAAAGGCATTCTATCTAAAACAGACGGTGCTAAAGAAGTTTGGATAACTGAAAGAGGAACAAGTTTTGGATATAATAGTTTGGTTGTGGATTTTACCGGCATTGATTATATGCTTTCTAATTTTAACTGCCCTGTGGTTTTTGATGCCACACACAGCGTACAGAAGCCGGGCGGCAACGGAAGTAGCAGCGGCGGGAATAGGGATTATGTTCCTGGCTTACTTCGTGCAGCAAGTGCTTTGGGTGTTAGGGATTTCTTTATAGAGACACACGCTGATCCAGAGATTGCTCCTAGTGACGGCCCCAATATGTTACACATAGAAGATTTTGAGGAGGTAGTAAATGACATCGTCAGTTATTCTTATACCCGCTAGATATAACAGCACACGCTACCCTGGAAAGCCACTAGCTATGTTAGATGGTGTTCCTATGATAAAACGTGTGTATGACGCTTGTGTTGCGTCTAAGATACCAACGTATGTGCTTACCGATGATATGCGTATTTTTAATTTATTTGGTCCTAGACAGTGTTGGATTGACCAAGAGAAAGAGTATGCTAACGGTACAGAACGATGTGCCGCAGCTATTACTGATAGCAACTTTATTAAGTACATTGGACATTACGACAATATTATTAATGTACAAGGTGATATGCCTGATGTAGACGTTGCTATGATACAGCAAGTACAATGGCATTTACAACATTACTCTGTAACAACAGCGTTTACAGAAATGCCTCTTTGTATGCAAGAAGATCCTAATACAGTTAAAATGATAAAAGCAGGCGACCAAGCTCTGTGGTTTGGTAGAGGTATTACTGGTTACGGTGATTGGCATTTAGGTGTATACGGATATAGACGTAATGCATTAGAAATGTACTCAACACTTGCAGAATATGAAGAAGAACAAATTGAGAAACTTGAACAGTTACGTTGGTTAAAAAACGGTTGGCAAATTGGTTGTTTGAGTGTAAACTATAATGGTACAGAGATTAATTCACCAGAGGACGTAGAAACATGGCACAACAAAAACTCCCAATAAAAGATGTATTAGCAGCTATTGATATGGGTGCTAGAAACGTGTGGGACGAACTTGACGAAGAAGAACGTAAATCTGTTGGCTTCTGGTTATTAAATCGATATGTAAGCAATGTCAAAGGTAGCTTTGAAAAACAAGCAATGGCTGTGTTTAAGACAAATGAATATTATAATAAAAACTGGAACGAGTTAGGAATGAAACATCCTAAGTTACAGTGGCAATTAATATGCCTAGCAGGCAACTCTAAGAAAATTGAATTTCATCAATGGATTGGATTTAAAAAGAAAACAGGCGGTAACGGAAACGGTGTGAAGTTACTACAAAAAATTTATCCTAATATGAAGGAAGATGAGATTGAACTCCTTGCTAACCTCTCTACAAAAAAAGAACTCAAACAATTGGCTAAAGAACATGACATCGAAATCAAACTCTAATAAGCCTTATGTATGTAACTACTGTGGCACAGGGTACTCTAGAGAAAAGACTCTTATGGTACATATGTGCGAGCAAAAACGTAGAGCATTACAACAAAAAGAGAAACGTGTACAATTAGGGTTCTATGCATTTAATCAGTTTTACAAATTAAGTGCCGGTGCAAAAAAAGATAAAACTTATCCTGAGTTTTGCAAGAGTCCGTATTATAATGCATTTGTAAAGTTTGGTAGTTTTGTTGCTAATGTAAAGCCGTTGTATCCTGAGAAGTATATTGACTACGTAGTTACTAGTGGAGTAAAACTTGACCACTGGTGTCGCGAAGACATGTATGAAAAATATGCTATTGGACTAATACGCAAAGAAGGTGTTGAAACAGCTCTTGAACGTAGTGTAATGACTATGATGGAATGGGCAGAAGAAAACAATAGTGTGTGGAATCATTACTTCCATTATGTAAGTTTAAATCGTGCGGCTTGGCACATTAAAGATGGAAAGATATCGCCTTGGCTTGTACTTAATTGTAAGAGCGGAAAAGAGATGCTAAGTAAGTTTAGCGATGAGCAACTTAATATAGTATTTCACATCATGGACCCTTCGCATTGGGCAATGCGATTTAAACGTACTCCTATTGATGTTGAATTAGTTAAAGACGTGGCAAAAGAATCTAATCTATGAAACCAGACAAGCATCAATATACCCGAGAAGAATGGCGGAGAATACGTCACTATAGACGATTAGAAAAAGAACAAAATAGAATTAAGAAGTTTGAAGAAACAGCAAAAAATAAACACAACCGCAACTTAGCATTTATTATTAGCCAGCCAAAAGCAGGTACATACCTTTGTGCTAACTTACTTAAAAACTTTGGCATGGTCGCAACAGGCATGCATGTTAAAAGTGGCAAGTACAGAGTATATGATATCACACAGCCATTACCTACATTTGAAAAGAAGAACGAGTTAAAAAAATATATACAAAGTGTAACACACCAAGTTGGTAGTTTTCAATCTATAATCGACTTAATGCCAACGGACGGTTTTGCTGTTGGGCATCTAGGGTATGAAGGAAAATATATAAAGCCATTACGCAATGTAAAGAAAATATTATTAACTAGACCGCATGACCAACACAAAGAATCTATAAAAAGATTTCAAGATGAGATGCATGGAGACACTTCAGTTACTGAAGAAGCATATCATAATATAGAACGTTGGAAGGATGAAGACAATGTATTTGAATTAACATTTAATGATCTTATCAAACCTAAATATGCTAAGTTAAGAAAACTTCAAACCTTCTTGTTCGGAGAAGTTAAACACGATGAAGTAGCAGCAATACACAAAGCACTAGCAGCTCCTTCGCCAACAAAGAGTAGTATACGATGAAAATATTAGATAACTTTTTACCTGCAAACGAATGGCAAGTATTACACGACAATTTAACAAGCGATACGTTTCCATGGATGATGGGCGATGCTGTTAGACAAGGTACAGAGACTGTACCTGATAAGTACAATTGGCAATTGTATCATTTATTTTATTATAATCCAAATATTATATCAGAAGCAATGCCATTGTTAAATGATCTTTACACTAAACTAAGAGTAGGAACATTTATGAAAGCAAAGGTAAATTGTAATTTTGTTACAAATGAAATTATTGAACATGGCTTACATACAGATATCGAGCCACGTAGTTTGGGCGAGTCAATGACTACAGCAATTTATTATGTAAACTCAAACGACGGTTATACACTTTTTGAAGATGGGACAAAAGTAGAAAGTGTAGCAAACAGACTAGTGATGTTTCCGTGTAATACAAAACACACTGGTACATCATGTACTGACCAAAGATACAGAATGGTCATAAACTTAAATTATATAGAGGTATAAAAATGGACAAGCGTATTCACGCAATTTTAGATCGAGAAGTAGATAGACAAGCATCAACTGTTGAACTTATAGCAAGTGAAAACTTTGCAAGTAACAGTGTAATGGATCTAGCAGGAAGTGTATTTACAAACAAGTATGCAGAAGGATATCCAGGCAATCGTTACTACAACGGATGTGATCATATGGACGAAATTGAAGCATTGGCTGTAGATGAATTATGTAAACTATTTAAGTGTAACTTTGCTAACGTG